ACATTATCTCTTATCAACCCAACGACGGTCATTATGTCATCGAAGCTGTAATCACCGTCTACTTTAGGTAAAGCGTCTGTATTTCGATTTTCCCCAGACACGACAGCCTCTACCGACACTGAGCCATCGGGCAGCGTGATTAATTTGTAGTTGCCGCCGTCTACGACGTTGATGGGTTTTCCATCAACGCCCGTGGAACTCACCCCACGGTAAGGGTAGAAGACTCCGTCAATTTCAAAACCTTTCCGGGCAGCGTTATAAGCGCCTTCAAAAGAAGTGGAAGTGAACTCTGTTTCGCCCTCTTCAGAGCCGTTTAAATCCTCGAACGCAGTGTTATTGGCATCCTGTACGCTTCCCGGACCTACCGGGTATTGGCTCTGCGGGGCCAGATTCATGGCATCGAAACCCGTTCCCGCAAGGGCCTCCTTGGTTTGGGCTAAAATGTTTTCAGGAGAAAGATCGAGGTAAGACAGGTCACCTAGACGAGAAGAATAATCTGCAACAGCTTGATCTATGCTGGAAGGCGCATCAATAATAGTGGATTGACCCATGTAAGCGTATGGGTCGGAAACACGTTGAATACCAAGGTCCGCTAGTGGGTCTGCACCAAAGTTTTGTTTGTAGCCGCCAAATTCATTGTCTGTGGACATTATTTGTTACCCATAGTAACGAAAGGCCCGTGAGCCGTGATCCTCATCCTCCCAATCATCTGTCGGGAGCTGTACAAAGTTACCCTGACGATAACGCATCAACGCCTGCGTGGTACTGTCCACCAAATCGTCATGCTCACCATTAGGAAACGCCGCACACTCTTCGACCAACTCATGCGCCCACTGGGTATCAGGGGCCCAAACCATTCCCGCTTCTAACAACGGGGCGATAGCATGCACTCTCGTGACCTTATCATTGCCCCGAGATGGCGTAAAGTTTACCACAGGAATCCCCATATTACGCAGCTCGTGTGTCAGCGGCATTCCCGAAGCCTTCGCCTCAATAATCACCGTCTCCGGCTCCCAGTACCGCCACTGCTCATATGCTATGCTTTTTAGCTCAGGAAAGTCCCAACGACCCTTCTGGCTGTCCAGGAGGATCAGATTCGGCTGAGACCCCTCATCAGGATAAAAAACGCCCCACGTCGTAATCGCACTGTAGTCCGCCGTCTCGCGCTTAGAAAAAGCCGTGTCGTAGCTCTGGATAACATACGAAAGCTTCGGAATACCGTCCCGCTCCCACACGTTCCACCACTCACGCTTCAAGATACTGTTGTCATCACCCGTCGGCTGCTGCTGATACTGCGCGTTCCACTTACTCGGCGGAATCGACGCCTTAACAGATATCAAATCCTCCAAAGACCAGTATTCGGGCCAAACCGGGTTGCCAGAGGGTAATTCCATAGGAAATTCAACAACTTCCCACTGGTCAGCGTTCTCGTCCCGAGCCATCTGACGCATCAACTGCCCCGTCAAATCCTTCTCGGACCAACGGGTCATCACCAAAACTATCGATCCACCCGGCTGCAAACGCTGTCTGGGACCACCCGTGTACCAGTCCCAAGCGTCGTCAAACCCAGCATTCGACATAGCGGTCTGCTCAGAATGGGGATCATCAATAATACATAAATCAGCGCCCCGACCAGCAAGATTACTGCCAACGCCAACAGCATAATACATACCCCCACGAGCAGTGTCCCACCTTCCACTAGCTTTAGAATCAGCAGCCAACTTCGCTTCCGGAAATATATCAAGGTAATCCTCCCTCTCCAGCAAATTCTTCACCTTGCGACCAAAACCCACCGCAAGCTCCGTGGTGTGCGTCGCCTGGATAATCTTCATCGCAGGATTCTTACCAACCATCCAAGCAGGAAACAAAAAACTCGCAAACTCACTCTTGGTATGACGAGGCGGCATATTGACAATCAGCCGCTTTAGCTCGCCCCGCGCCACACGCTCCAACTTCTCAGAAATAATCCGATGATGCTCACCCGCTATAAACTCAGGCCACATCGCCTTTACAAAATCTAAAAAATTTCCCCGACACGCCTCTAACCGCTCAAGCTGAGCTAATCTCAACTCAAGTTTAAGTAAATGCTCGTCGGTTTCTGTAGCTAATTCAGTCATTTATCCCAAAGTTCTCGGTAATCCAAAACCGCACGGTCCAGGAAAATAGGGGTCTGTGGGCCGTGAAACGCGCCCATCACATTAAAAGTAAAGTACTCATAAGCCCCTTCACGCTCCATGTCCACCGCACCGTCCATAATAATATCAACACACTTCTCAATGTCGTAGACCAGGATAGGACCACCATCCTCATCCACAGTCATGCCGTGAGCCGTGCCCACTATAGCATCGTCAAATCCATCAGCTTTCAGGTATTGCGCTTCATCGTACATGGCCCACGGGTCCTCTTATTTATGTGATTTTATTATACATTGGTAAATTTTTTTATGAAATTATTTTTTGCTTAATTGTTTGTGACAAACATGCACAAGCTCCTGTCTGACAGACGGCACCGCCACAACATCCCCACCAATTATCTCACGGAATCCTAACCATCTACTCTAGCCTCTATTCCGGGACTCCTAGACACACGCGCCCTCCCCCTCCGTGGATCACGGACCGGTACCCTGGGGGAGGGCGCGCAACGTGCCACGTCCCACATTACCGGGGTAATGTGGGACACGCGGCGCTATTCGGCTGCGTAGGGGTCAGGTCGCACAGTCAGAGCAGCAGGCACAAAAAAGCCCAGGTGAACTGGGCTTTGGTTTGGGGTAGGCGGCCCGAAGGCCGCCAGTCGTGGAACAGGTTAATCGTCGGTGTTTTCTACCTGGGTGATTGTCGCACCAGTAATCAGGTTTGCGTAAAATTTATAGCTAAGATCTTTAATTGTTTGCGCGTCACCAGATGCATACTTAAAGCCTTCTGGCCTATCTTCAGTCTCCATTTGAGTTATCTTACGCGCGATATCTAATGCATGCGCTATAGACTTGGCTTCTTTTGCGGTTAATTCTGAAGTAGTAATGTTTTTCATTTTAATCTCCACGATTGTTTAAGTTTACATGGGGCGACGACGCCCCATGCACATAAGTATCTTATACTTCGGCCCTACGGTCAAGTTCTTCTTGAATAAAATTACGAAAGCTTGCGCCTATCATCCACAGCAAAAACTCTGGGCTCTGGTCTCCACCAGACAGGGTGGCGGACACAAAGGCCCGCAGTTCTTCGGGCGTTTTATATCCAACGATCCAAGGGGATCGTTCGCCCTGGGGTCGGTGACCGACCCCCGCGAATAACCAGTCAATCTGGTTATTGCTGTTGGCCGACTGGGCTATAGCTTCATCTCTCTGACTCATCGTTCAATCTCCACGTTTCAATGAATGAGGTGTCATTGTATGCAATGGATATGTGCATGTCAATCCAACAGGAAGATCAGCACAGTCAGGAAATACCAGAACGTGGCCGCTCCCAGAGCAGCGGCCACGAATCCTAGTCCCAGTAAAAATTTATGCATCACCCCTCCCACGCCGCGCAGCCGCGCCAACTATCTCCAATATGTCTTCGAGCTGATCCAGTACTCTTTGGCGATTGCCCCGCAACCCCAGCTCCTCCTTGATAACGGAGTAGCACGTTCGACCACGGCTCACTCGCATCCCCTTCATTTCAAGCTTTAATCCATGCTTCAGGGTAATCAGTCTAGCCAGAGGGATTTGATCTCCGGTAATAATCATTATTGATACCTGGCATAGCGATTGCGCCGGATCTCTCGTTGAAGCTGGCGGTGGCTGTAGTTGTAGTTTAGTTTTATGTGCTTTAAGGCTACCGCTAATTTTTGAACGTTACGGTCGAGGTGAATCACGCTAACGTCAGAGTCCTTCGCGATCTCTTCCAGTTTACTCAATCGATCCTCTAAGTCTTCTATGTCTGGTAGGTCGTCACTAATAGCATCGAATATATCGCTGTCGTTAATCTCAATATCTACACTTGCATACATAATAAAATCTCCACGGTTAGTAAGTGAACGCCCATTATATGCGATCCTTATGTGTATGTCAATTACTCAATTGTAACAAATTGTAACAGGCCTCCCCCACCCCCTGCGGGGTCGTTTCACTTGGGGGACAAAAAAACCCGCCCCCTTTCGAGGGCGGGCCCGCCGGTCCGCGAGTCCAGGACAAACGGGGACAAGTCCCGCCCCACGGCTCACGGCTCGCTACCCGTGGAGTGGTAGCGATCAGGCCACAATGCGGCCCGATTCTCTGGCTTCGTCAAAATACTCCGACAAAGTCTTATCAGCAGTGAAATACAGATCGCGCTCAATGGGTAAACCCAGCGGCGGAAACCGCAACCCCTCAAGTTCCGACTGGGAAACATAGCCCAGCTCAGGGCAGCCCATACCCAGATCGCAAAGACCAAACAGAGTATCATCGTCAACCCTCTCCGAAATTAGCCAGGTACACGCACCGCCCCCAAATAATTTAACGACCGGTCGGTGCGTGGATTCGTCCGCGCTCGCATAGTTAGCCGCGAGCGCCTTTTCAATTTCTTTCGTAAACAGTTTCATGCCGTTACCCCCATGCCGCGCAACCGCGCTGGCAGTACCAATTCATCATTGCACAGGTCGCAAGCGCGACCTGTATCTCCAAATTCCCCGCCGCCCAAAGGCCAGGGATTATTGCCATCGAACCACTCAATAGCGCGGTTTTTCGCGCTCGCGTTGGCCGCGAGCGATTGATCACATATCACGCAATTTTTATCTGTCATTGTTTTAACTCCCGTTTTAGTTGAGGGTCCATTATACACATATCCATTGCATATGTGTCAACCCCCGAAACCCGCGGCCCGCGGGTCAAAAAGTTTCGCTTGACAGGGGCGGCCCGCGGGGCGCTTGTTTAACTGCTAATCGTGAATTATTCCGGCTTCTAACAATGCCGCGCAATTGCGACCGAAAAAGCCCTGTAATTGGTAGGCAAGGCCGGTATCGTGCAAGTATTGCCAAGCTTCGATTATGTCATCCGGCTGCGCGGTATCATCTAATCCTTCCGCTATCTCTATCGCTTCAAATGTTGTCATTTGTCTGTCCCCATTAAAATAGATTTGAGGTAAGAAACCGATTTACCGGACCTTCTAGAAAGTTCGGCCAGTGTAATGTTGGTGCTGTCGAATAAATCGATAATGTCTTGATCCGTCATTTAGAATTCCCCCGCCATCATCAAATAATCATCTGGCGACCACTCATCTGGAAAATCCGAAAAATCCTGTAGCTGTGCGCTAATCGCCGCACGTTTAGGATCGACCACTGGTCGGTTGCAAGGGTCCGTCCGGTCGCCATCGTCATATAGTGCATTGCACCCCAGTTCTGCAAATAGCTTGGCGCGCTGTTGAAAGGTATCGTCGAAATCGTGCAAGGTCTCAATTTCCCATGGTTCCCCGCAGTGTCTGCAATATATATCCATTGTTTTATTCTCCCGCTTTGATTGATTGAGATTGCACTATATGCGTTATTTATGTGTACGTCAACCCAAAGAAAAGGCCGGGATTCTGTTAGCGTCAATAACGAAACTTGAGTGCAGTGGATCAATCTGCCTACCGCGTGGTGGCTTGTATTTTAGGCCGACAATTTTTCCGCGTTGCTGCAGATTTACTATATCGCTGTTATCACCATTTACCACTGGCCGACCCAAAAACGTTTTTGGCATGCCGCCATGGAATACCGCTGAAATTGGTCTATCTGTCTTTACCGCTATTTCAACCTGGCTCTGATATTGTTCGGCTTTGGAATAGCTAAACATTAGCTGATAGTTATTAGGGACGCGGTTTAGCCTTTTGGCTATTTTGGTGTAGTCGAACAAATTCAATTTCGGGAAGTTCTGCGGTATTGCGCCATTGGTTTCTAATTCCCATTGGACGTCAGAAAGCACATTCAAACGCACGTAGGGCTCGACGTTATTACGCTCGCAAAGCTTTTGGAAGTTGTGCAATTCGTTATAGAGCAATTCCAGAAAGCCCGACCGATCTTGCATATAAAAATCGGTTTTACGCTGCCGCCCCTCACTAACGTTGGACATACCGCCGCGGCCCGCAGCCTCAAGGCAAGGCAATTCACATTCCGCGGGTTTACGCATAGGACAAAGCGAATCATTTGGTTTTAAGGATAAACCCGCTACCCGTATAGCTTTGTCTCGATTGTTTTTGCGTAGCTTTGTATTCGCGCCACTGGTGTCTAATAGTTTCATTTTGATTCCCGTTTTATGGTGGATAAAGGACTAATATATACGCCTTTTATGTGTACGTCAAGCCTCAAAAACGACGTTATCCTCACCAAACCATTTCACCAAGTGATCAATGGCAGATGAAAAACAAGCATCTGATTCTTCCGGCGTCCAATCCTCGCCGCTGCCGAAGGTGTCTTTCCACCCTAATGACTCAGCCAATTCGGTGATCTCTCCGAAGCTACTTTCGTCTGTGATTGTCAATTTCATTCCTGCGTCTCCTTTTTTCCTTTTCCTTCAATCGTCTAATGGTTTCTTTCGTTCCTGGACCCCTGATCCATTTTTCGAGTAAATAAAATACAAACATTATGCCTCCTAAATATGAGACATTATTATATGGGGCTTTTTAACTGGCGTCAATATGCTCTATCACTGCATTGATTGTGCCGGATTGGACCACAGGCTCAACCACTTCGAGCCCATGTTTCTTGACGTCCTCGGCCTGATCGCCAGAGAACAGGAGATAGTCTGTGCCTTCCGCCCGCATTCGACGAACGACTAGCCAGACAGGAGCATCCGCATGTGTGGTAAGAAAACTTACCTGATGTGGACTAATTGTTACTTTGTTGGAGGTGGTGTTCTTCAGTTCGATTAACTGAAATCGAGCTTTGGAGTCCAAGACCATGACGTCTGGAACCCCTTGCGACGCCCAACTCTCAAGCCGTGTTACTTTCCATTTTGGCATCTGCTTCGCTATCTGGCGCTTCATGCTTGACCAAAACTGGCTCTCTGTCGATTTCCTCGTAATCGGCGTCTTCCGCCGCTTCCCCTTCGATGGTTCTTCCCACGGTACCTCTAAGTTCTGCAATGGCCTTTATAACCTCTTCTTTCGACATGCTATCTATCGTGCCATGTCTGATTTCAGACTTGTTGATGTAAATATTGCCATGAGCCTGACCGCGACGGTATTCCGCCATCACGGCAGCGGAGTAATTTTTGTCGGAAAAAGCCGCATCCCTAATTTTCTGTAAGTCACGCAGGTGTCGGCTGAAGTCTATGCCGTATTTGCGGTCTAGCTCAGCACGGTATTGATTGATTGCTTTGACCACATGCGGACAGATAGCCGGGTTGGTCATCTCGTAGGCTCTGGTGTGAGCAGATGATTCAGGATAGCCCGCGTTCACGGCTGCTTCTCTCAGAGTTATCTGGCCATCTTTCGAGACCAGTTCTTTGACAAAAAGCTCTTGCTTGCGGGTAAGTGGGGAATCTGGAGTGATCTTGGGTCGTCCTGGCTTGCCAGGTTTCTTATCAGGATCACGGTACTTTGCTTTAGCTAAGGCTGCGCTCTTCATGCCGCAGTAGTATATAGAGCCAGAAAATAAAAAAAAATAAAAAAA